GTTCCAAAAATGGGAATTTCAGTTGATGAAATAATTACTGAAATTGATAAAAGACAGGACATTAAAATTAAAGGGCAAATTGATTTTAATTTTTTGAAATCTCATTTATATACTCTAGCAAGTTATGACAAATCTAAAAAAGATAGAGCGTTTGAGATGGCTGTTATTAGAGGCGTTAAGCTAGGTATAAAAATGAATATGGAACCTAAGATTTTCAAAGTTGAGAATGATGAAATCTTAATAATGTCTAAAGTTGCTGTGCCGTTTAAAACTGAGCAATTAAAGGGTATTAAAGGTGGGCTTAAAAAAATAGCTAATACTGATGAAGATTTAGTTCCAGTTAATACTTCAATTATTGATAGTGTCTGGTCATCAACTATGGCTGTTAAAACTAGAAAGCCATCAACTAAAGATACAGCTAGAAACTTTAAAGAAATTTCAAATGAGTTTCTAACTGAATTGAATAAGGTTTATAATTTAGCTAACAAAAAAGATCATGCTAAATTATTATCAATGGTTGATGAGAAAGTAATTGAGAACTTAGGAAATATGAAAGCATTACTTGAGGACAATTCAATTAGAACTGAGTGGACTAAAGCTAATGACCTTATGGCAAATGATGTAAGTGGCAATTTAAAACAAGCCTAGTTAATACTAAAAACAATTAAGCCCTGACTTAAAACATCAGGGCTTTTTTTGTATCTGTACTATAAATCAAAATAGAGCTCTATTCTCGGTATGATTATCATACTACTATGATTACACTAGGTAGTAATTAAATTCATACTAGGTTAACATTGGGTGTTGATAGGTACAAAAATTCACACCACCCCCACGCAAAACAAATGACAACCACAGCTTAACCCTAGGAATAACTTCGGCTATCCATGGGGAAAAACTTTTTATTCCTGCGATAACTTGCGATTTATACTAGGGGTATGCAGGCGACCCTACCCCCCCGTGGGTATGGATATATACACTCATGGTAAAATCAAGGATTCCCTTGTAAACCACCTTGTGACTACATACTTGCTATGAATATTCTGTAAATCTCCTGGCTATATGCTAGGGTGTTCCCTAGGGGGTAGGTATATTTAGGTATACTATCTATATAAAACCCCCCCTGAGTATTGTTAATACTATTATACACCCCATTCTCTCTTTTGTCAATGATTATATTTAATAATAATGCTCTAATGTAAAAATAATCTAAATTAATACTTGACAAAAGCAATATCTGTGTGTATACTAGAATCAGGTACACTTTAAAAGGACACACAGTTAATATCGAGCTAAAGACTCACAAGAGGTCATCACTAAACTGTACCGACTAATTGGGAACACCTAGGATTCCCCGTAAGTTTAACAATTAAACAAGGATATAATACCATGGCTGGAATAAAAATTGGAAAAGATGGCAGTATTACCAGAGATGGTAAAACTTATAAAAATAAAGCTGCTTATAAGAACAGAGATAAAAGCAAAGAAGGTGCAAAGTCATCATTCTTTGAAAAATTTATAGAAGGAAGCAAGTCTAAAAAAGCTAAAGCTGCAAAAGCTTCTGTGAAACAAGGCAAAGCAGATGCTGGAGCTACAGCTAAGATGTATGCTGCGGAAAGTATGTTTACATCTGCGAAGAACAGAGACACAGCTAAGACTACTACAGGAAAGGCTAGATCTTTCAAGGATGCATTTGATTCTGCTACTAAAGATGGCAAATCAAGATTCATGCACAAAGGTAAAGGGTTCTTTACTAAAGAAGGTGCTGCATCTAATAGAGATAAGATGAAGACTAGAACTGGTGAAGCAGGATCTATGTCTAGTGCAAAACCTACTGGACCTAATAAAGAGAAACGTACTTTATCTAGTCTATTTAAAAAGCTTAGAAACAAAGTAAAAAAGAAAAAATAACTTGATAACCACTAACGCCCTAGATCTATCCTTTAAAGAGATCATGGAGTTGGTAAATGCAAACAATGGATTCTACTATTCTAAAGACTCAAAAGAAAAGCTTAACCGACACACAGGAAAAGTTTCTAGACGCATTATTCGGGGAGGCTCAAGGCAACCCCAGAATAGCGGGAGAGCTGGCAGGTTACTCAGAACATTCATATCCTAAAGTTGTCCGTAACCTTAAAGACGAGATTGTTAAACGAGCAGAACATTATCTAGCCATAAATTCTGCGAAGGCTGTCACCAAGATGGTAAACATGTTAGACGAGGATGGAACGACTCCACACGCTAGTATCAGAATGGAAGCAGCAAAACAAGTATTAGATAGAGTTGGTATTGTAAAGAAAGACCAACTAGATATCAACATGAATCTTAAGCATGGTATGTTTATATTACCAGCTAAAGAAGAACCAGAAGAATCAATAGTAACACCAATACAGGAGTAGTCATGAAAGGATACAAACCAAAGCCTAAACCAACTTACTAATAACTTTATACAAAGTGATTAAAAGAAAAGCAAGAACTATCCCATTTGGATATAAGTTAGCAGAAGATACAGATTACATTGAACCAATAGAATCTGAACTAGAAGCATTAGAAGAAGCTAAGAATTTTTTAAAAACATGCTCATACCGAGAAGTGGCTATCTGGTTATCAGCGAAAACAAAAAGATACATTTCATATGTCGGACTTAGAAAACGAGTTACCAGAGATACAGCTTCCAAAGCCGAAGAAGAAAGTAAAAACAAAAGCCAAGCAGTCGGCTAAACAAGCGTTAGCCAGAACAAGAAAGAAAGTTGCACAAGCAGAACAAACTCTACGTTCAGCTAAGACACATGCAAAAAATGTCAAAGAGAAGTTGTTAACCATTGACAAAGTATTAGATGGTAAAGAACAACAACTCATAACCCAAGATGTAATAGACGATGTTCCAGAAAATATACAGGAGCATTTAGCTAATCAAAACATAATCTTTAAACCTAACAAAGGTCCACAAAGAGATTTTTTAGCTGCATCAGAAAGGGAAGTTTTTTACGGTGGTGCTAGAGGTGGTGGTAAATCATATGCCATGCTTATTGATCCTCTGAGATACTGTCATAAAGAAAATCACAGATGTCTGTTACTTCGTAGAACTATGCCAGAGTTAAGAGATTTGATTAATCATTCTCAACGATTATACTCAAGAGCATACCCAGGAGCAAAATGGAGAGAACAAGAAAAAGAATGGAGATTCCCATCAGGAGCAAAAATAGAGTTTGGTTATGCAGAGAACATGACAGACGTATTACGTTACCAAGGGCAATCTTACACATGGATAGGAATAGACGAACTTCCACAATATCCTTCGCCAGATATTTATAATTTTCTAAGATCGTCACTTAGATCAGTTGATCCTACGATACCAGTATATATGCGGGCTACAGGTAACCCAGGTAATGTTGGATCACAGTGGGTTAAAGAGATGTTTGTGGATCCTATAGATCCCAATACAGCTTTTAACATAGAGATTTCTACACCCACAGGAACAAAGTATATAACAAGAAGATTTATACCAGCAAAGTTACAAGACAATCCGTACCTTATGCAAACTGATGATTACTACGCAATGCTATCATCATTACCAGAAGTACAGAGAAAACAATTTTTAAATGGAGACTGGGATGCATTCTCTAATGCAGCATTCTCTGAATTTGATAGAGAGATACATGTTGTTGAACCATTTGAAATACCTAAAGGCTGGCAGCGATTTCGTGCTGCGGATTGGGGCTATAGTTCTCCTGCCTGTTGTTTATGGTTTGCTATTGATTATGATAATAATCTATGGGTTTATCGAGAGTTGTATACCCAAAAGATTACTGCAGATATTTTCGCAAAGAAAGTCTTAGACCTAGAGAGCGGAGAATATATACGTTACGGGGTCTTAGATGCTAGTACATGGGCAAAGAGAGGAGATGTGGGTCCAAGCATAGCAGAGACAATGATTCAAGCTGGATGCCGTTGGAGACCTTCTGACAGAACAGGAAGAAGTAGAATCAGTGGAAAGCTAGAGATTCACAAAAGATTAAAGATAGTAAACGAAAAAACTAAAGAACCAGGTATTCGTATATTTTCTAATTGTAGAAATTTGTTAAGAACATTTCCTACACTACCATTAGATGATAGTAACCCTGAAGATATTAATACACACGTAGAAGATCACGCATATGATGCA